CTTTCTTACATAACTCTAAGTTCACTTGGAACTCTTCTGGAGTTAAGATTCTTTCAGTAAGAGTAAGTGTTGATGTATCAGAGAAGTCACAAGTTGCGTCTTTTACGATGTCATCAGTTGCCACTTTTTTCATTACTTGTTTATACTTAACATTAGGAACAGTTGTAATATTACCCTCTGCTAAAGTTTTACCTGATAAAAGAGCAGCAGAAATATACTTCCCTGCAAATTCACCAGCGTAAGTAGTAGTTATTGAAGTTGTTGTTGCCATTATTTAAAAATTAATTAATTATTATTTACTTATTGCGTTTAATACTCTATTGTAAGTAGTGTTTACTCTTGCATTAGGAGCGAACCTAACACCAATTTTTTCACTTACTTCGTTTTCTGGTGAATGAGAGATTGCTTCAGCAGGTTCTTCAGCAGATAGTTCTTGTGGAACTTCTTCTTTAGCTTCTTCTTTAGCTTCAATCATTCCTCTTAGTTTCTCTACCATAGACTTAAGTTCAGAAACTTCATCTTTAGTAGCATATTCTACAGCAGGAGACTCTTCTACGATGTCTTCTTCGTAGTTATCCTCTTGTAGTTCTTCAGCACCTTCTTCTGCAGAATATGTAATTTTTTCTACGTTTGCAGCAGGAGCTTCCTCTTTAATCTCCTCTTTAGCTTCTTTTTTAGCTTTAGGAGCTTCTTCTTTTAATTCAACTTCAGGAGTTGTTTCCTCTTCCTTTTCAGATGAAGATAAAAGAACATCTTTGATTTTAGTTACAATTTCACTTGCTTTCATAAGATTCTTATTTATAGTTATTACCGATTAAATTTATTCTGTTGTATTTTTATGCTTTAGCCTGAATAATAAACCATTCAGTACCATTACTCCAAACAGTGATACCTTCGTATGCTTTATTGATTCTATAAGCATCTGTTGCACCATCTAAATTTTGTCCAGAAGCTGGGGTTAAATCTGCGTGTGTTGAAGTAGTAAATGTAGAATCAGATATAATTCTAATTACTCTGTTTGTGCTATTAGTTGCAGTTGCATCTGGCAAAGTAAGTTCTACAGTACCTGTTGCACCAGACCAAGAAAGTACAATAAGCTCTGTGTCATCATAAGTAGAACTACCTAAATCTATTGTTCCACCTGCTACACTTACTGTTAATGTTGTAGGTACTAAATAGTTTACTATATCTTTTATAGTAGAGTATTTTGTTTCACTGCTTTGTACTACTGGAATTAATTCACTTCCTTGTAATGCAGTTGCTGCGTTTAATGCTGATATTTTTTTATTTGCCATTATAATATTATTTTACTGTTATCCTCCTGTAACAAGAAACTTCTGTTTTCTTGTAATAAATAAAATCTTCCTCCTAACCTTCCTACTCCTTGTGCTTCAAGTGTACCATCACAACATTTAGTTGAATATGTTCTTCCATCTGGACATAAACAACCTCTTTGTCCTGACTTAGGAGATGAGTAACTTAATGTTGCGTTCTTTCTTCTTTTCATCATTTTATTGGAACACAATTAGGTACTTTTCTACCATCTTTATCTTTCATACCTATCTGCTCATATCCATCCTGGCAAGGAGCTTTTAGATTGTGTTCCTCACAAGGCATATACCAAGTGTCACCTTCGTACTCGTGTGTATGATACCCTGAACAGCCAATATCTTCAGCAGCTCTTTCTGCTTCTTCTATAGTTGTATAAGCAGCTCTTCCATCAATAATAGTTGATGCTGCTTCTATTGCATCAAGTCCTTTAAGTTTAGATGTTACCCAAGTTAACATTGATTTACCTCCCCATAATAAATATGAGATAGTTCCACAAGCTTCATTATTTCCTTCTTGATAATAAGCAGAAGCTCTTGATAAATATGAGTATATGCGTTTAAGAGTAGGTAAAGTAAATTTCTCTCCTCTTTCAAGTTGTCTTGCTCTAACTTTACCAACTTGTGTTGCACATTTATTATTTACAGCTTCGTTATATTTAATTCCTCTTTTAGCATTGTTTCTTGCAGACTGTGGATATCCTCCATAAGATTCAAGCTCTACTTCTTCAGATAAACTTGCCAGTACTTCTGCTAATTCAAACTCTGCGTTTAGTTCACTTAAACATTCATTACAAAGATTTTCTTCTATACTTTCTTTTGGTCTTTCCAGTCCATCAGCAAAGTAACCTTCTATAGAAAATCCTTTTACTTCTCCTTCTTTAACTGCTTTCCATACATCATCATTTAATACTTTCATTGATACCATCCAAGTTCCTTTTGGTAGGTCAAATCCATAAGCAGCAGCTTTATCATTCTTTGGGTCTTCTATAAGCCAAGATTCTACAACAGACATATCTGATAATTCAAATGAATGTTCAAATGTAGAGTTTTGGTGTTTGCTTTTTATAAAGAATAATTCAGATGCTTTCTTAACTGTTTCTTCAGAGAAATATATGTAGTAATCATTGTCATCATCATCAGCACCTTTTCTAAATATCTTCTTGTTAGGAATAAGTGCAGGACCCATTAATATTCTTTGTTCTGCATCTACTTCAGCAAGTTTAATATCTTTATGTTCTTTTAGTGCAATAAAGTCTTCTTCTATTGCAGGATTTTCAACGACAGAGATAGCTTCAATACCACTAATCTCACTTTGCTCGTCTATAATAAGTTCTATTATTTTTTCCATACCTAAATAACTATATTTATTTTATTTTGTTTTATTATCCAATAGAAGCTCCTTCAATCGTACTACGTTCAAGTTCCTGTGCTGTTGATACATCAGAAGCTACAACATAAGCTCTTAATGGTTTGTCTTCTGCACCAGCAATAGTTTGAGCCAGTTGACTTGTTTGTGTTGCACCTACTACGTTGAAGGCTGGAGCTTGTACTGGTGTAGCAGAACCTCCTCCTCCACCACTTGCAGATGGAACTATATTCCTTATTTGGTTTTGTGCTGCTTTTCTTGCTTTTACAATTGAAGCTAAAGCAACTCCAATCGAAGCACCAAAAGCAATAACACCTGCCGGACCTAATACTTTCATAAAAGTTCCAAGAGACATACCTGCTTCTCCTATTTCTTCACTTGCAGTTAACATAATAGAGTTCATAGTTTGTTTACCCTGCATAGCTATAAGCTGTGCATTTCTTACTTGTTCTATTGCAAAAAACTTTGCTTTCATTACGTTTTGAGCTATTGCTAAAGTTTGCTCTAAAGTAAACATATCTCTTTCTGATTTTATTTTTCTTTTTTGAGCAGCCATTTCTTTAGCTTCAACAGCTTTTAATCTTTTTTCTTTTTCTTGTTGTGTTAAAGAATCATTTTGAAGAATAACATCTTTCTCTCTATTTAGTCTGTCAATTTCAGCCTGATGAAACTCTTGTCTAATATCATTTAATGAAGATAAAACACTCATTGTAGACGTGAAAGCTTGTTGTGTGAGTTGTGCGTCTGTTCTTGTTTGTTTTAATAATTCTCTTACTTTGTTCTGTTCAGCTTTTTCTACTTCAGCAGTTTCTTTTGCTAATTGTTTATTTTTATTTTGAAACTCTTTGTATAAATCATTAATACGTTTAATAGAATCTTGTACTGCTTTTTCAGTAAAATCTTTAAATTCATCTAATTCTTCTTCTCTAAACTCTTTTAGCTCTAATGCAAATTTTTCATTAATTAATCTTATAGCTTCATTCTTTTCTTTTCTTGAACCTTCTGCTAAATTTATTTCATCTAAAGCTAACTGTTTTTCTATATCTAATAATTCTCTTGCATTTTCAGCAGACATTTTTTGAACTTCGTCATTTAATTTTTTTATTATTTTAGCAACTTCACTTTCTCCAGGAGGTTTGTCTGGAGTCTTTTTCTTAACACCAAACATATCTGCAATAAAAGGATTTCCTGCAATTGATGGGTCGTTTTCTAATTCTTGCACAAAGTTTCTTATACCATCTAATTGAGAATCAATAATATCTTGTTCTGAAGCTATAAGCTCATCTGCTTTTTTAATTCTTTGTTCTCTTGAATATCTTAAAACACTATTTACATGAAGCTCATCTAATTCTTTTTGTGCCTTATCCCTTTCTTTTGTTGCTTCTGCTATTTTACCTTCTGATTCTGCAATTTTATCTTTTACTTGTAATTCTGCAATTTCAAGTTTTTGTGCTTGTTTTAATGCTGCTTGATATTCCTCTAAAGTTCCTATAGTCTCATCATAACCTTGTTTTTGTAATTTACCTAAAGCAACTAATCTTTGTTCTTCTGTTGAGTTTGCATCTTTTAAAACATCAATGTAAACTTGCATTGATTGATTTAAAGCATCTTGTCCTCTTAACGCTTCATTTAATTTATCGGTTTCTTCAGCAGCTTTTTTACTTCTTCCGGCAAAAGCATCTAATAAAGCAATAACAGCTTGAAATGCTAATATAAGTCCAAGAGGACCCATAAGTTGACTTGTAAGCATCTTAAACGCTTTTCCTACTCTTGCAAATCCTTTAACACTTCCATCTACTTTTGATACCATTGTAACAAAAAGTGTAGATAATTGAGATAAGTTGTTTGCAATACCTCTAATACCATAAGGTAAATCTGAAATAGTACGACCAAGTTCTGTAAGAGTAGCACCAGCTAAACCAGCATTTGTAATCATACTCTCCCTACCGCTTAAAGTGCTATTAAATTCTTTGTTTGCTTGAGTTGTTTGTTTTAACTGTTTTTCAAACTTTTGGACAGCCGTTTTAACACCATTTATTTTATGAACAGCACCTTTCTCTGTAAATTCTATGGAGAATATTATTTTATTTTCTTGCTGCGTAGCCATATCTATTGCGTTTAATGCTTTCTTTCATTTCTTTCCATGTAGTAGGAGACTTGTATCTTCCCTTTGCTACATCTATATAATAACTAACTCCATAAAAGTTATCTGTCTTTAATGCTTCTATTAATAATTTTATCATTATTCGTCTGTTTGGTCTGCTGTTATAAATTCTGTATCTGCAGTATAATCTGTTGTATCTACTGTTAGGTCTCCTTCAACTGGTGTTGGAGATGTTTCTAAAGCACAGTCTGCATTATATTGGAAATTATCTTCACCGCCCATATATCCGTGATTGTAACATTCATAACTAATAATTCCAAAATCACCTGTAATTGTCATTTCTATATCTCCATAATAATAAGTATAAGTATTTCCATCAAGACCGACTTTAGTTCCTCCAATATCAGTTCCAGTATATGTTATTGTACTTTCTTTTCCGTAATTATGGAAAGCTATTGGATGAGATGAAGGTATATTTTCAAAAGTAAATGTTCCTTCTGATACTTGATAAACTCCATATTTATTATCAAAAACAAATAAATAACCAGATGGAGTTGATTCTACTTTTACACTAAATAAAGAAGCTAAACAGTAATAAGATTTTACTGCATAATATGGTATTAGTTCTAAATTAGAATTACCGTCTATTAAATTTATATTTATTTTGTTTATACTATAATCTCTTCCTGAAACTACTATTTTATCAGCAAGGGAATATTTTGCTATGAAGGCATTTGTTAAATTAGCTTTTAGTTTTACAAATCTATTCTTTTTACTAAAAATAGAAGATATATAGTTTTTCCAATATGTATTAAACAAATTATCTGTATAATCTCCACCAGCAGTATCAGCTAAATATTCACTTAATTCTAAACCAAAATGATTTGTTTGTGATATGTTTAATGCAGTAGAATTACTTGGTATAAAATAATCATCTGGTGCTTGATGGTCGAAAGTAGTTAAATCAGCAGGGTCTCTGTATATATATGGTATTTGCTCATCATTTACTTGAATTATAGGATAAAATAATACAGGCTTACCATAATAAGGATTATATTTTTGTTCAGTAAAATCTTCTGAATCCCTATTACTTCTTGTTATACTATGACCTACTTGCAAACTTGTTACATCTCCATTTTCACCATCAATTAATCTTTCAAACTTCATATGACCAAAGGGAGGTATAACCTCATAAGTTTCCCCACCTTTGCCTTCTGATATTTGCCAAGATTCAGAACCCCATTCTTCAGCAGTTAATTCTTCTTTATGTTGTTTTGCAAGTATAGCATCTGTATCTTCATATTTAAATACTATTTTAGTATAATTTAAAGGTCTGTCTATTTTGCTTGAAGATATATCTATTTTATTTGTTATATCTAAAGTAGTATTAGAAGAATTGTAAAAACCATCTAATGTTTTTACAGATATAGTTTTAGTTGTGTTTGATGTATTTTCAACTTCAGCAACTAAATTAAACATTTTAAATATTCCAGATAAAAACTCTAATATTGTCATATCTGGCATTCTTTGTGTAGGTAAAAATTGTTTTACAGAATATACTGAAAACCCTGATGCAGTTTTTGTTACTGTCTGTATATTATATTCTT